TCTTTGGTAGGTAAGACGGATGCTGAACTCCGACGCATCCATAAGCTCATGTGTCAGGTACGAAAGCATGACAGTGAGCAGTCGCTCTTTAACTTCTACCGTGACTATTGCTGGCCGTCAGTAGAAGGTGATAAGCCGTTTGTAGATAACTGGCACTTGCGTGCAATGGCTGAGCACCTGGAGGCGGTAACTGCAGGACAGATCAAGCGCTTGCTGATCAATGTGCCTTTTCGTACATCTAAATCTACCCTAGTGTCAGTTGCCTGGCCAGCATGGGTGTGGCTAAAAGACCCAGCTCATCAATGGCTCTGCGGTTCTTATGCAGAAAAGCTAGCAGTACGCGACTCCCTTAAGATGCGCCGTCTGGTCAATAGCCCACTCTTCATCCGCGACTTCGGCGATAGGTTTGGCATGACAGCAGACCAGAATCAAAAGGTACGCTTCGAGAACGACAAGAATGGATACCGCATAGCCTTTGGCATGACAGGCGGCGTTATGGGCGACGGCGGTGACACAGTTCTTCTTGACGACCCGCATGACAGACAAGGCGCACATTCGGAGGCTGAACGCGAAACCGCACTTACTACCTACGACGAGGCTATCATTACCCGTCTGAACGATCCCAAGAGCAGCGCGATTGTCATCATCATGCAGCGCCTCCATCAAAACGACCTCAGCGGCCATGTACTTAAGGACAAGGGCTGGGAGCACCTGATGCTACCCATGCGCTTTGAGGCTGCAAGACGCTCAGTAACTTCCCTCGGCTTCCGTGACCCAAGAACCTATGAGGGTGAACTCCTATGGCCAGAACGATTCCCAGAGGATGTGGTTACCTCTCTTGAGTCTACCTTGGGTACCTATGCCACCGCTGGCCAGCTGCAACAGCGCCCCTCGCCTGCTGGAGGTGGAATACTGAAGACCGATCACTTTAGACTCTGGCCAGCGGACAAGCAGATGCCTGACCTGTACTTCATTGTCCAGAGCTATGATACGGCATTCACCGAAAAGACTACTGGCGACCCGACGGGCTGCTGCGTATGGGGCATCTTTGAGCATGAGAAGAAACGCCATGTCATGCTCCTGGACTGCTGGAATGAGTACCTGGGGTATCCGTCACTTAAGCTGCGCGTCATGGACGACTGGCAGGCGAAGTATGGAGGCGTCAAGGACAATGTAATGAAGCCGAGCCGCAAGGCCGACCTCATCCTGGTGGAGGCGAAAGGCTCGGGGCAGTCACTGCTGCAGGACCTGAGGCTTTCAAACATTCCTGCAGTGCCCTATAATCCCGGAAGAGCTGATAAGATCGCACGCGCCCATATGGCCAGTCCGCTGCTAGAGTCGGACATCTTTTGGGTATTGGAATCTAACAAACACAAGGGACGTCCTCGTACTTGGGTACAACCCTTCCTGGATCAGCTGGAGCAGTTCCCGGCGGGGGAACACGACGAAATGGTGGACTGCTTCACACAGGCGGTCATTTACTTGCGGGATGCCGGGCAGCTGGAAGTTGCAGTGGCACCAGTTGATGAACTAGAGGAAGTCGACTATGACAAGCGCAAGCGCTCCGCTATCAACCCGTATGGGTGAGTGACATGGCAGACCGACCCCTTACCCATACCAAGAGCAGCGGGCAGGATGCCTCAACGCAGCCCCTGACAGGCTCCGCGCTACAGGCCCTAGCCCGGGGCTGGGCCGCTGGCACTGCGGGCATGCCTGGGGACATCGAAGGGGTGCTCCGGGCACTTAATCACTACACAACGCTCAACCCTGCGGCGCGTGCGGCCAACGCTGACACAACGCCGGTGCTACCCACCAGCGAGTTCTATAAGGAATGGCTGCCGGGTAAGCAACAGGGCGATGAGGCCATCGGCGCGGTGGGCTCGCTCTTCGGTGGGGTGGGCGCGGGCAAGCTCGCTAGCGGCGTTGTGCAGGGGGGCAAGGCTGCTGGACTACATGCGCTGAAGTCCGTTGCCCGGGGCATGGAGGGCGAAGGCGCACTGAGTCAGGTGCTGGCCCCCGCTCAGCCCGCCTACGTGGTCAAGCCCAAGGGGGGCAACTGGCTCAACGGCTCGGTAGAGGATGCGCTGGCGAGGCTGAAGAAGAGCTCTGCCTACGTTGGGATGCCCGCTGACGCCATGGAAGCATCTGTTGGGCATGACGCTGCCCTCAACACCTGGATCGACAAGCAACTCACCCGCTATGTCAAGAACGACATGGCAACGCCGGGCGACCAGATCAGGGCTCTGGCTGAGAATGGAACGCTGCACTACACGCCTCCTGCCCAGCCCTATGGCCCTGGAATGAATACCACTACGGCTAGGCGCGTAGCAGGATTTCCTGAAGGGGGAGTTGCCCAATCTGACTTAGCAAAAGGCTGGGAAAGCACGTCTGATAAAGTGCCCCAGACTGGCACGTATGCCTCGCACACGCCATTCGGACAGACCACAACTGAGGCGTTTGGCGACTTCGCAGGCAAGAACCCTGACAAAGAAGCGCTAGCAACAAATCGTGGGGTTTCTACTTCAGACCTCGGGTTTAATCACCTCATTGACGAACTACGCAATGCGACTGACCCCACCTCTGGTCTACCCGCCCACCTGCGGCTGGACCCGACCTCGCTCGATCGGGTCTCGGTTCCCCAGGCTGTTCAGCGCGTGGCGGACATCAATACCTGGCGGGCGGCACAGAAAGCCGAGGCCGATGCAGCCAGGGCCAACAACCCGGCGACTCATGTGGTCAAGGAGTATCCTCACTCAGAGGCTATGCCCAACCCACAGGGGTTGAAGTGGGTGCAGTTAAAGGCAGCTGACGGGGCCATAGTTCAAGATATGCCGGCAGATATTGATAGGTCAATGGAAGAATGGCAGAATATGGGTGTTCCTACAGAATCTTACAACGCGGCATGGAAAGATTATACACGAGGGCAAGAGGGTGAAGGCCCTGATATTTCGTTTAGCGAGGCTCTCTATAAGAATGACCCTGAGTGGGTTTCAAAGGCTTTTAATCTTGAATCACCTTCGGTTAAAGCAGGTAATTTGTTACGTGAGGCCCTCAAGTACGAGGGCGACACCATGGGCCATTGCGTCGGTGGGTACTGCGACCGGGTAGCGGACGGCAGTACGCAGATCTTCAGCCTGCGGGATGCCAAAGGTCAGCCTCACACTACGATTGAGGTGGCTCCAGGTAGGCTAAGCGGGCAGACCAGCCTGCCTGATTGGTCGGCGCGATACAACGAGGTTCACGGTGAAGGCTCCGCGGATGCTTTCCTGGCTGATCACCCTGAGATTGAGCAGGCCTTCCGCCCATCCATCATTCAGATCAAGGGCAAGGGCAACCTCGCCCCGGTGGACCAGTACCTGCCGTTCGTGCAGGACTTTGTCAAGAACGGCAACTGGAGCGATGTTGGTGACCTGGCGAACTCAGGGCTGCGTAAAACATCAGATGCGTTTAATGGGGCCGAATTGTCGCGCATAAAAGAAGCCGGACATGAGGTTACACCTTACATGACCCCTTCTGACATTCAGTCCATAGGTGATTCAGTTTGGCCGGGTCAGTACGGAACAGCGCCCGGAATACCCACTCAGAACTTTGCCGAGGGCGGCTCAGTCAAGCCAGTAGCTCCACCGACCCAAGCTCCCACATCGGGATGGAGCGAATCGAGTACCAATCCAGACTATGTGCCTGATACCCGTACGCCAGAGCAGATTGCCGCCTGGGACGCCTACACGGCACACGCCGGGCAGAAAGAGATCAATGTCGGCGGAGCTGGCAACAAGATGGGGTTCAAGTACTACGAGGATGGCACCGCGACCGGCCCGAGTGGCAACTTTATGAGCGCCGACGACCTGAAGTCGGCCACAGCCGCCGACACGCAGATGCGTTCCAAGGCGGCTGAGAAGGCCACCTCGATGGGTATGTCCACATCGCTGACGCCAGAGCAGCTCGCCGCAGCAAATGCCCCCGGCTATCAGCGCACCAGCTCGCAGCCCGAGGTGCAGCGCGACTCCAGCGGCAACATCATCGGCTATCAGGTGCCCAACGGGCGCGACTGGGCCGAGTACGACGTCAACGGCAACCTGCAGGACTGGCGCAATCACGATCCGTCATGGTGGGTGGCGAACCGAGACACGGTCTACGCTGCAGCGGCAGCCGCCGCAGCGGCCTACACCCTTGGCGGATCAACGGCTGCGATTGGGGGAGGCGCTGCGGGGGAATCTGGCCTGGCCGGGAACGTCCTGAGCAAGGCTGCCCTGGACGGCACCACGGCGTTCGGCGCCAACAGCGCCACAGGGCAGGCCCTTTACGACATCGGTGCCTACAGCGGCGCCGGCGCAGCAGGCTCAGCCGCAACGCCACTGGTCGGAAACGGCACGGGCACATTGTGGCAGCAGGCCCAGGCCGCGTACAGCGCCGCACAGCCGTACATCAAAGGCGCCAACGCCATCAAGGCCGCAGCCAGCGGCAACCCTATGGGGGCGGTGTTGAGCTACGTACCGACCATGGACATGGGGCTGGGCGCGGCGGGCAACAACATAACTACCAACGCGATGAAGACCATCGCCATGGGCGGCGACCCCACCAAGGGCTTGATAAACGGCGCGGTGGGTGCGGGCGTGAACTACGGTATGGACTCATCTGGCTTGAGTGACACGCTGGGCAAGACCGGCAGCAACCTGCTGGGTGGGGCGGTCAAGAGCGCAGTGCTCGGCGGCGACCCCACAAAGGGGCTGGTCAACGGGGTCATCAATGCCGGCATGGGCAGCGTTGCGGACTTTGCTGGGGTAAAGGACTATACTAAGTTCCTGCCCATGGCACTTTCACTGATGCACGGAAACAGCATGACGCTGCCACAAGCGCTGGCGCTCGTTAAACAATTCGCACCCAAGGCATAACCTTATGGAACACCAAACTCTGAACGTCCCCGACGAAGCCCTCCCCTATGTAGAGGATGCCTCCGAGAATGAGCCGGACTTCAATGTTGAGGAACAGCCCGACGGCTCAGCCATTGTGAACCTGCCTGAGGATGATGAGGCTGAAGAGTCCACCGACTTCGGCGAGAACCTGGCGACGACCCTGGATGCGACCTTCCTGGCGCGGCTGGGGCAGGAGCAAGCCGAGCTGATTGACTCGGACAAGGTGAGCCGCGAGGAGCGCGACAAGCAGTATGCCGAGGGTATCAAACGCACCGGGCTGGGCAAGGATGCCCCGGGCGGAGCGCAGTTCGAGGGCTCCAGCCGAGCGGTACACCCGATGCTGGCCAAGGGCTGTGTGGACTTTGCGAGCCGCGCAATCAAGGAGCTCTTCCCGAGCAGCGGACCCTGCAAGACGCAGATCGTGGGCGAGTCGGATGATGCCAAGATAGACAAGGCGGAGCGTAAGAAGACCTACATGAACTGGCAGCTCACCAGCCGCGTGGCTGAGCAACGGGCTGAGTTCGAGAGGCTGCTGAGCCAGCTACCCTTGGGCGGTTCGCAGTACAAACGCTGGTGGTGGGATAGTGTTCTTGAGCGCCCCCGCACTGAGACAGTCTATATTGATGATGTCTTCATGCCCTACAGCGCATCGGACTTCTACACCTGCTACCGGGTTACGCATCGTCAGTTCGTCCCTCGTGATGAGTACGAGAGCCGTATCGACTCGGGGCTGTACCGCGACCTGGAGCTGTCATCGCTCAATAAGGGCTGGACAGACCAGAGCCGCTCCAAGATGGCCTCGGATAAGATCGAGGGCAATCAGGAAGACGACACCGCCTACAACGATGAAGGTCTCCGCGAGATCTACCTGAGCTATGTGGACCTGCTGATTGATGACGACTCGTACGCTGAAGGGCGAACCGCGCCATATATTCTGCACATTGAGAACAATACCCAGAAAGTGTTGGGTCTGTATCGCAACTGGAAGGAAGACGATGAGCAGAAAGCCAAGAAGCACTGGATGGTGGAGTATAACTTCATCCCCTGGCGCGGTGCCTACGGCATTGGTCTGTTCCATCTTATTGGCAGCCTTGCGGGGAGTGCTACGGGGGCTCTTCGTGCTCTGCTTGACTCTGCTCATATTGGCAACTTCCCGGGCGGCCTGAAGCTCAAGGGTGGGCGCACTGCCGGGCAGAGCATCCAGGTGAATGCGACCGAGCTGGCTGAGATTGATGCGCCCCCAGGCATTGATGACATCCGCAAACTGGTCATGCCCTTCCCCTTCGCGGGGCCATCGCCAGTGCTATATCAGCTGCTGGAGTGGCTGACCAATCAGGCTGAAGGGGTAATCAGCACCGCTAGCGAGAAACTAGCCGATGTTGGGCAAAATACCCCCGTCGGCACCGCTCTGGCGCTCATCGAGCACGGTTCGGTCAACTTCTCGGCCATCCACGCCCGCTGCCATGCCTCTCTCAAGCGCGAGCTGGAGATTCTGCACCGCCTTGACGCCGAAAACATGACTGATGAGGAAACCATTGAGGAGCTCGGCTCCCTGGTGGTCACTCGGCAGGACTTTCAAGGCCCGTTGGACATCATTCCGGTCTCTGACCCCAACATCTTCAGCGAGGCGCAGCGTTACGCCCAGCTCCAGGCGGTCATGCAGCTGGCTGATAACCCTGCGTTTCAGCCATTTTTCAAGGCCGACCGGCTGTTGCAGCGGGCTATGCGCCTGCTCCAGATTAGCAGCCCGGAGGACCTGGCCAACCTGCCCAAGGACCCCAAGCGCATGGGCGCGCTGGACGAGAACGACCTGGTCGGCTGCCCCGAACCCGGCCCGCTCAAGGTTTACCTGGAGCAGGACGACGTTGCACACCTGGAGACGCACTTGCACTTCCTGGTCAGCCCTATGTATGGCGCCAATCCGCTCATCGGTACCGTGGTTTTTGCGCCTATGATGAACCACATCAAGGACCACCTGATGAACTTCTACAAGAAGCACTCAAAGGCGGCCGCAGACGCCATGCTCATGACTTCGCCACATATTGGTAAGGGCCAGATGACCCGAGATCAGGCCGATGCGCAGGGCGCGGCGATGGCTGACCAGATTATGGCCAAGCTGCTGGGGCCGATGATCATGCCGATGATGGGTGACGCT